TTACTCATTTAAATATTTTACCCCCTTGATTTCTTCCGGTTTAACTTCATATGTTATAAATTCCTCATATTTACCACGATTTCTGTCGTAAGGTAATATTTCATTCTTATAGGCAGTTGTTTCAACTTCTAGTAACACATCTCCGTATTGACTAAAATTCAATTGTTCTGTTAATGGTTTGAATAAGTAAACAACTTCTATTGAATTGTCAGCTCTTCTGTTATTTTCCCAGTTATCATTACCAGTCTTAGATATAGGTAAAATTCCTTCTTTTAAGATTTTATCTAAATCTTCTCTATCAACTATTTTATACAATTTTAAAGTTTGTGCTTCTCTGAATTCGAAAGGCACTATTGTTGAGTTATAATTTTTGTTATCAGTTTTTATACCATTATCAAAACTTTTAATCACTCCATAGAAGTTTAATTTTAATTCATGTAAAAACTCATAAACGTTTTGAACGTCTGAAGAACCATAAATAGAATTACTATATTCTTCATTATTCCCTTTGATACCAACAGAAAAGGTATAAGTTTCATCACTACCTAAATAACTTAATTGTGCTAGAGAAGATATTTCTAAATTCACGCCTTCGTTATTTTCAGTTATTTTAAAAGTATTTGTAACTCTTCCATATCTATTTGTTCTAATTATTGTGTATTCTTTTAATTCCACTTGTCTTAATAATTCTTCTTTAGTTAGTTCTTTCATGATGTTTTTACCTCTTCCTTTAATGTACTTTTATTATATAACGTATACGTTATATTGTCAATAGATATTTTAAAATTTTTTTAAAAATTGTATAAAAAAATAAGCCCCCACTATTAAGTAAGGGCTCTATAGAATAAATTTTAATTCAATTATTTCCTGCGCCATGTTCCGTGAGTTTCAAATGTGTCTAGATTCATTGAAGCTACGTAACGTCGTTCACCACTATATGATACATATGATAACCATTCATACCCATTAGCGTTACAGAATTCCATATAGTTAAATTCATCACCTTGTTCATAAGTTCCTACTACTTCTGCATCAGTTGATGGCGCTGTTCTAATGTTTAGTTGTTCCACACCAACAGTATATGTACGAACCTCAGGTAATGAAATCAAATCTGAGTTCTCTACAATCGTAACTGTGTCGTCTACTGGATAATAGAACCAACCTACGATACCGTCAAAATTACGTTCATTGTATCGGGCCGGACCACCTACGTATAGACTATCAGCGTTACCATCAATATTTTGTTCGATAGTTTTCATACTATAACCATCACTATCTTGTGTTACCACTCCAGTGTGGCCGTATGGATGCCCTGCTATGTAAGTAGTATCCATAACGAATACAGCTCCAGCTAGTGGTCGACTATCAACATTCCCAGCTTCATTATATTCCACCTTATACCCTAATGATGCTGCGCTGTTTAATAAGTCAATAGCGTTACCCCATAATGCTTTACCAAAATATAGTACTGATAAGTAATTAGGTAAGTCAACGCATTGTGTACCATATGCACCGTCTTGATCTACCCCAATTCCTAAGTCTGCGATTCGTTTTGCTTCTGTGATTATTTCAGTTGTTTTAACCATTTATTTTATCCTCCGTTTTATCATTAATATTTGTTATTGATTCATTTCTAGATTGTTTAACTACTTGATGTGTTCCGACACTTGCAAGTCCTAATAAGACTGCGTTAGTATCCTTAAATACCGCCCAACCTATTAAGCCCCCAAGTACACCTAATACTTGTGGTATAAGTTCTGTTGGGAATGGTTTCCATTCCTTAAGAAACTTACCTAATAAGTTAAGTCCGAACACGATTAGTGTTAATAATATCGGTTGTAATTGTTCCATTTGTTTTCCCTCCTACTTTTCTATAGGTAAATTTTTAAATCTACTGTACAAGGCGGAAATTTTACCATTTCCACCTATTTCCTGATAACTTTTATACAATCCACTTAATTCTGATAAATCTTCGCTTGTAGTATATCCACGCTCTATCGCTTCACTAAATTCCTTGTGCAACCTAAACGACATTATACTTTTATTCGAATCACGATTATGTAGACCTATTTGCGTTACTTCATCAACTTGAGTTTGAGTCTTCTTAACCTCATTATTCAAGCTCTCTATTTGTCCTACAAGTTGTTTGTTGCCCTTATCAAGCCACCATTTTACGGCAGGTAAAATCACAACTGTTAATACTTGTGAGACTATAAATAAAATATTCTCAAGCATTATGTCTCCTTTCTTTGTAAAATAAAAGAGGGCTTTAAGCCCCCTCTTTTGCTAGGTGTTCTAAGTCCATATCAATCAAGCATTCTTTAACTTTTTCTTTTAAAAAATTTGGAACTTGCGCGAATGTACGTTTTCCTTTTGCTATATTAATTGCGAATAACATTGCCATCATTATTTTCACCTCCTTTATTTTGTTTTTCAGTTTCACCAAGAGCGCCACCCCCTACTTGTGTTATTAAGTCCATTAAAGACCCTTGCGTAATATCAAGCTCCTTTTTGACTTTATCCAGTTCAGCTAATTTAGTGTCTACTAGTTTTAGTTTTTCATCAACTTTTGAAAACTTTTCATTTTCAGCCCTGTTTGGATAGGTGTCTTGGTAGAATTGTTCTAAAACTAAATAAATTTGCTCGTCTTCTGACTTTTGCGTATGGTTCCCGTCTAAAACTTTTGTGATAATGGTTAAATTATCGTCGCTGTTAATTTGAACCCTTGTTTTAATTATTTCGGTTCCTCTAAAAACCGCACTCGCCCACGATACTTTATACATTTTCTTTCACCTCTTTATTGTTTTCAAACGCGTCGTTAACTTGAATAAGTTCGCGTCGTTGCCACTCGGTTAAACTCTGTGCTAATATTCCAACCATGATAAATGGCGGTAATTGTTCCTCCATTGCTGTCACCTCTAAAAATTTATATATATTATTTTTTGCTGTTGCAATTTTAAGCTCTATTGGTTTCTCCATTTCGTTTACCTCCTAACCACTTACTAAAATTCCTTGTACAAATTTTAAATTTCTACCACCAACGTTTATTGTTTTAGTTACACCGCTTGCGTATGTTGACCCAGTTTCGCTAACTTTTAAAGAGTTCGCATATAAGTCATTTATTTCTGTCGGAGTATTAATGTTCGTTTTATATTGACCATTTACTATCTTTATTTCTAATATCGGCATATACCCTGTAAGGTGCGCATCAAACACCCAATCGTCAACCCACTTATAAACCCCGAACGCTTTCGTATCATCAGTTAAAACTATATCAAAAGTATTTTCTCTACTTTTTTGTCCTAAGTGTGTAAATGTTCCTATCGTTCCAATTAAAGTATTATTGTTATATATTTTTAACCCCTCACTCGTTAATGAGATTTTCTTATATTTATTTTGGTAGCTGTCTTTCTCTAAAATATCTAAGGTTTCGTTATTGAAACTAAAGTATTTATTGTAGTTGTTCCAAGCCACGATTATATCTTCCGCGCTTTGTTTAAATACGGTACCAATATTTTGGGTTTGTGTTTTTGTTAACTTACGAAAAGCGTAATTCACTTCATAGACCCTTACATTTTTAATTGTTGGGTTTGCATAATTGAATATCAGCGTAATAGCTGAATTACGAAAACCGGAAACTGAAACAACGTTATCTTTATTTTTTAATGAAAATTCAACGTCAGGCGCACCACTAAAATTACTAAGCGCGTTATTATACCAAAAACTTTTATTATTTACGTCTCCGTCTACATCAAAATATAAAATTAAGTCTTTTCCTTCCAAGTTTTTGTTAAGGGTAATATTTAACCACGTGTTAACTCTTGGATTTATTGTGTGCGTGACGTATAAATTACTTCGTAAGTTTTCAGTAAAATCACCCTCGTAAATTCTTACGTTACTAATTGTCGTCTTAGTCCCTAACGGATAAAAGTTAACCCTATCTTGTTGACTAGGGAATTGAACGACCCAAAAGTTAGTCCCGTTTAAAATGTATTTCTTAGTATTTCCGGACGCATTATAAATTCCGGCTTCTTGTTTTGCTGTTAACCCCGAAATATCAGCTACAATAGTGTAAGGCGTGTTTGCTTTCAAAGGTTTGTTAGAATTAAAGTAAACGTCATTACCTGTTTGCGTTCTACTATCTTTTAAGATATCCGGTACAGTATCACCCAATACTTGCGTCGTTTCTTTTATGTAACCTATTTCTGAACTAAACTCATTTAACGTACTTTCAAATTTTTTATACCTTCGAATAGTTTCTTTTAACTCACCTATATTAGGTGTATTGTCAGTCCTTGCGCTAGCTATTGCGTCTTTATCCTTGTAGGTAACTAGTACAATTACGTCTAACGGTTCCCCATTCTGTTCTCGGTTCCCCCAATCGATATTAGTTATTCTTCCGGTGTTATCGACGTTAGCGTTCCAAAAACCGCTCCAATCTGACCTATTACCGCCCTTATATTTAACTTGTGCGTTAAAACCGGACGGAACTTTGCGTCCGTCGTAATATACGTCCAAGAATACTCTAAGGTCTTTTGTTACGTTGTTAATGTAAGTTCCCTCGAATCTTACGTTAGCGGTTAGGGTGTGACCTTGTAGGTCTTCGTAAGCCGGACACCACTCTGTAGCAGCGTCACCACGTTCTAATTTGATATTATCGATATAAAAGTTGGCAGGTTGTTGCGGTTTACAATGAATCATTAAACGACACTTTCTCATATCACTTCCAACCGTGAACGTTTTCGAAATACGTTTATATTTCTTTAATTCAAGCCCTATCGTTGCTAGGTCTAATTGTTGCCACTCTTGAGCTTTAATCGTGTTATCTTCACCAATGTAGTGAACACCTAAAAGTAATGTCGAATAATTGTTTAACGCGTCCTTTCCTAAGTCCATTGATAAGGTTATTTTTTCACCTTGTTTTGCTATAAAACTAAACATAGACCCTAAACCTTTATCATTCCCGTTAGGTGTCCCCCAAAAGTGATAACCTCTACCAAAATTAGTTATTGCGTGGCCTTTTTGGTAATTCAACCCACTATTAATTAATCTTGGCATTTCCCAGTTTTCAAGCTCTTTCGCAAAGTTTGAATTTGGCACCAAGTTTTCATTTATAGACTTACCGTCTCTACCATTTTCACCTTTAATTTTTATCCATTTATAACGACGATAATCGTTACTATCGTTAATTTCAAAATCAGTATAAGTCCCTATGTACTCCTTATTAGTACTATTTGTTGTACTGAAATCACGGTCTCCTGTAGATGAATTAGAATACGCTGTGTGCAAATAGCTAGTTCTACCATCTGAACCTCTAGCACCGGGTACACCTTGTTGACCATCTTCACCCTTAATCTTGCTCCAAGTGTAAGCTGATGGTAATGTTGGGGCTGTTGCGCTGGTACCGGTATAAATACCTATATACTTAAGATTTGAGTTATCACTCATTGGTGACCCGTTGGCATTGTCGCTGTATTTACGATGTATGTAACTACTTACGCCATCTTGTCCGTTATTTCCATTCTCACCTTTTATCTTAACCCACTTATAACGACGATAATCAGTACTATCAGCAACCTCAAAATCGCTGTAAGTCCCTATGTATTGCTTACCAGTACTGTTTGTTACGCTAAAATCTCTGTCACCAGTTGGGCTGTTAGAATAAGCTGTGTGGAAATAAGGTGTTCTTCCGTCAGCTCCCCTAGCTCCAGGTACTCCGCTTGCTCCGTCTTCACCCTTAATTTTCGACCACGAATAACTACTAGCTGTTGTTGGTGGTGTCGAGCTAGTCCCTGTGTAAATTCCAATATATTTCAAATTAGAATCATCACTCATGTTAGCACCGTTTGAATAGTCGCTGTATTTTCTGTGAATATAACTACTTACACCGTTATAACCTCGTACTCTAGTCCATTCATATTCACTCATATTAGTTGGTGCTAATGCTTTATCACCTGTATAAATTCCTATGTATAATGAATTACTATTATCAGTCATCGGACCTTCAAGTACATTGTTAGTATATTTTTTGTGAATATAGCTATTAATCCCATCTTTCCCTTTTAAAACTGATTTTTTACTTTCAAAAACACGTTCAACTTCAGAGCTCATTTCTTGACGCAAGCCATTAGAATCATTTACAAAACTATTAAATTTTGTTTCGCTAACCATACCTTTTCTTATTTCACTAACAGTATTACTGCTTAATTGTTCAAAAGAAAGGCTACCTGTTGTAATTCTAGCAGCGTCAAGTTCTATGATTTTTGCTATTGCGGTAGCTAAGTGTTGAGTTGAAACACTAGAATCTGTGATTTTAGTTATTAAACCATCAATATCACCTGTGGACGTTTTTAAAACCCATTGATTCCCCTCGTATATATATAAGTCGGTAAATGCCCCGTTGGGCTTAAACCATGTATCGCCCTCTTTTGGATTGGTTGGTTCAACTGTATCAGCATAAACATAGTTGCCTGAAGCACCTAATCGAGCGTTTATAAACTCAATTTGACGTTCAACCGTTCCCTTATATTCCGTTGTAGAAGTTGTAGTCCCCTTAACATTAGCCCCTATAGTAGATTTTAAACCACCGCTATAAGATAGTTTTAATTCTAATATAGGAAAAGCACGATAAGAGCCGTTAGCTATTTCTATAGAAACCCAATCACCTACTTCAATAAACGGATCACCACGCCAATTTAATTTAAACGGGTTAAATCTTAATCTTGAATACTCTGAGAAAATAGAATTTAGCCACCCTTGAGTCATTAACGGATTAGTAAGTTTAACCTGTGTACCTAACGGGCTTCCAACAGCTAATATTGTTTTCTCTTGGTTGTTTAAACTGATAGAAATACCGTTAATTCTGTATTCTACCTCGTCTACTTCCAAACCTTTTAAAAGATAAGAACCTTTTGAGATTTGTTTTTGAGTTCTATTTAATTTTCTAAACTCTAACTCACCATTGTTATTAAAAATTACAAAAGCTCCTACTGTCTGTGCTAAGTAACCTAACATTTCACGGTAAGTAACTTTTTCTAATTTTTTACTAAAACTAGGTAAGCTTGTTATATTGAGATTATTATTAACCCTCAAATTACAGCTATTAGCTATCTCCTGTACAATGTTCCTTCCTAATGTTGGATAAAGTAAAGTAGAAATGTATTTATCATTTAAAAAAGCCATTTTATCAATGGCTTTTAACGTTGTTGTTTTATTGTTTCTATCAAGTTTTATTTCAGTTAAGAAGAACTCTCCAATTTGTCTCTCGACAACCCCACTAGATGTTTGAATAGAAAATGAAACCTTTATTAGTTCTTTCTCTTCTAGCCCTTCTATTAACTTTTTAAATTTAATATCTACTGTTGAAGCATTTGTAGCACCAATGGTAAGTGTATTCCCGGAGATTGAACTAACATAGTCTATTGATGAAATATCATCAGATAATTTCTGGCCTTTTATCGTTACATTTCCCACAATTCGTCTTGCCGGTGCATTTATTGCTTCTTGATAACTTGTGCTATTGTTAAACATAATACCCTACCTTTCTATAAAATTCATTTTCAACCCACTCCAAGGCTTTAATTTTTCACTAAAACTATATGCTGGAGAACTCCTGTCCCCAACGTAAAATGTTTTTGTTGTTTGACCTATGATAGGGTCAGGGTAGGAAACTGAGAAGAATTCACTTGTAACGCTACTCAATAAGGTACTCATTTCAGCTTGAGTTAAAAAACCCCATTCACAATCTAATTTTCTTTTAGTTGTGATTCTATCCCTTACCATATTACCGTTAGCGTCTCGTCCTGTTTCTCCATCAATATCTTGTATTGATACTTGAAATGATTTAGGAGTAACAATTGTTACTCCATTAATAATTAATCTCGACATATATTGTTCCTCCTAAATTTTAATAAGCGTTTGACCTACTCTTTCCTGTTCTTTATTAATCTCATCAATTGTAAATCTAGCGTACTCAGTGCCACCTAATTGAATCACGATATCACCACTTAACCCGCCTGAGGTTGGTTGGTTATTCCCAATTACATCAGCAACAGCACTACTTACAACACGTCCCATTGTTTGTAAGAAACCAGTATTTTCAAGTGGTACGACCGCTTCTTTACCAGCTTCCCCAATCATTGCAATAGTTGGACTATCTACAATACCACCACGAGCAAGTCTTGGTAAACTGATTCCACCTAAATAACCTACTGACACACCAGGTAATTCATTAATTACGCTGATTACCCCGTTAATCATACTAATAAATCCATTTACTATATTTTCTATAGTGCCAAGAACAGCATTTACAGCTCCTCTAAAAGCTCCACCAACAGCACTACCGACCATTTGACCGGCATTTACAAATATGCTTCTTACAGTAGCCCATACACCACTGAAGAATGAACCTATAGAACTAAACGCATTCTTAACCGCATTATATGCACTAGTAAATATATTTCCAAACCAACTAGCAACATTACTAAGCGCATTTGTCACATCGTTCCATCTTGCTCCAAACCAAGAACCTAAAACAATGAATATATTAGTCAGATTATTCCACGCATTTTGGAATTTATCCTTAAACCATTGACCTATAGGAGATAGAATGTTCTTAACCTCAGTCCATCTTTCATTAAACCATTGACCTATTATTTTAAATATATTTGTTAAACCGTCCCATGCTTCCTTGAAACGCTCTGTGAACCAAGTTCCTACAACTGAGAATATTGTTACTATTCCATCCCATAATCCCTGGAAGAAACTAACTATTAATGCCCAAACACCAGTTACAGAATTAAATGCAATTGTGAAATACAAAACTATAGCGTCTAGAATAATTTTAATAACGGCTTTCACTATATCAAATCCAGTTTCAACAACAGTTTTAATTTGTTCCCAAACTGTTGAAATAACCCCGATTATAAAGTCCCAAACACCAACAAATATATCTTTCACACCTTCCCAAATTTTAGCCCAATCACCACTGAAGATACCTTCAAGAATTTTAAGTACTCCTGTGATAACATCAACTATTAACTTAAATTTAGAAATTATCATTTGTATACTAGTTAAAAAGAAAGTTCCTATTCGTTCAATTATAGGAGCAATTACTGGAAATACATTATCAGCTAAAAAGCTAAGGAATGGCACTAATACATTTTCCCATAATTTTTTTAGTATATCGAAAACAGTACCTAATAGATTACCAACACTTTCCATAGCTGGTTTGATGTAATTTTGATAAGTATTTTGGAATCTATCACCTAATTTTTTCAATACTGGGTTTATATAATTGTTAAATGAATCATATAGAATACCTGTTATTTTAGAAAATCCTTTCCAAAATGAATCAATAAACGGCTTAATATGTTCATCGTAAACCTTATTAAATATAGCAAACCCATCTTTTACAAAATCTTTAATGCTTTCTGAAATTGGGCGTAAGGCTTCTAATATACCTATGTAAGCTTGAGTAATTTTTCCTTTATTCTCACTTAATGTTTGTTCAATTCCCGAGTACATATCACGACCTAATTTTAATCCTACATCAACAACACCCATAGTGGCATAAGTTAATGTCGAAATTATATTAGCTCCAATATCTGTTGAAGGTTTACTAGTTATAATATCATAGAAAATGTTTGAAATATCAGCAGCAATATTACCAATACTTGCTACTATATCCCCCATTTCTAAGAAACTTCGCATAAGCCAACTTTTTATGTCAAGTCTAGTTTCTTGCAACGATTTATTAAGACTTTCAGCAATAAATACGGCTATCCCTAATACAACGTTAGCTAACGCCGCTGTTGTTTGTCCTAATGCAAAAGCTAGCCTTTCTAAGAATGTTCCGGCAGTTCGTGCAACTAAACCATCACCAAATATTATTTCTAAAGACTCTTTAATACCCATAAGTGATTTTTTCAGTTGCTCAATACCTTCTTCTCTGAAAGTAAGTTTCCAACCAAGGCTAAACAAGTTTTTTAAATGCTCAAGAAAAGCTAGTAAAGGTTTAAGTTTTTCAAGAAGTCCATCAAACATAGTATTATATTGTGTACCTCTATCAGAAATTGCTATATCAGGTAAAATATCTTTACCGCCAGCACCTTTCCCTTTACCTTTACCTCCGCCACCTCCAGAGTTGTCGTCAGAGCCATCATTCTTCTTATTTAACAGATTAATTTCATCAAACCCCATTAAACCACGTAATTCTTTTACTGCTTTTTTAGCTGCCTTACCTGCTTTTCCTACATTGTCAGCTAGGTTGCCTGCTCCTCCGCCAGCGTCGTCTAAATTATCAGCTAAATCTCCAGCCGCATTCCCTGCACCTTGCAATCCTTGGGTAGCATTATTTACAGCCCCTGCGACGCCATCAGTACTACTTACTTTCTTATCAAATAGTAATTGAATAAATTCGGCTAACTTCGCTGTTGCTGTTCGAACAACGCTAGCAAAAGCATTTAAAATAGGCATAATAGCATTAATGATAGGCAAGAACATATTACCTATATTTAATGCTGAGTCTTTCATTAAAGCTTTAAACGTTGATATTCTGTTGTTAACATTATCTTGTAATGTATCTCCATAACGTTTTGTCGCTTGTTCTAAAATAGCCATCAACCTTATTTGTTGCTGCGTTTGGAAGTCTAATTGTTGCCAACTTTGCCCATTAGCGAACTTCTTAAACGCTTCAGTGCTTTCAATCATGCTAACGTTAACCATTACTCCTAAGTCTTCAATGGCTTCAGTATTTCCAAGTAAACCACTTCGGATACGTTCCATAACGTCAGTCATAGTTCGCCCTGTCCCCTGTGCAATAATTGAAGATGTTTCTAACAGCTTAGCTGTATAACCTGCTAATTTGTCTTGATTACTAATAAAACCAGCCAGTATATTACCGTAGGTTGATCCGTATTTTATAGCCTCAGCCTTACTCATATTAAATGCTAATGCGTTATTTTCGGCCCATTTCAAGAAGGCTTGAGAACTTTCGCCCATAAGACGTTGAATTTGGTTCATAGAAGCCTGAACTTCTAAGGCTGTTTGAACTGAATACTTACCTAATTGATATAATTCTCTAGCCAGTAAACCTAAAGCAACTACTTTTGCTAAACCTGAAAACATATCTCTTAAGCCACTAAGCTTATTCCTTACGTTATTAGTTGATTGAGTTACTGTATTCTCCATTTCTTTCATTTTTTGTTGAAACGGCTTCAATTCAGCGTTAATCACAACTTTTAATTCTTCTAATGTTGCCATTTGTTCCTCCTTTCACAAGTAAAATAAAAAAGCCAATCATTCTTGATTGACTTTAAATTAAATTAAATTATTTCCAATGATATCCACAATGTTTACAAATTTTATAATTTTCAACTGTGTTTTGAATTTTATATTTTTTTGGTAATAAAAACTTGAATGGAATTACTAGCATTCCCATGATTAAATAAAAAACTGTCCATTTAACTAAAACCCACAACCATCCTATCGTTACCCACCATAGAAAACTTTTTCCTTTTGGTTTCAAATCTTGATGGTTAACCAATTGAAATTGAATATCTTGTGAATTACATTGCGGACACATCAATGGCATTGTAAAATTATTTTTTTTACTCATAATACATAACCTCCTACTAGAGATTATAGCATATTATTAGCCCGTTGAGAATTAAATCTCATTGCAAATTCTCTCATTCGTTCCTTATGTAATTCCAATTCATACTCAACACGTTTTTTCTCAATTTCTTCTTTTTCTTTCGCAAAAACATAGTCAGGAGCACAATTCCATAATTCGGGTGGTTTAGCGTCCTTACTCAACATAGGTGCTAACCATTCAACAACACTTTTTGCTAGATAATAATCACGGATATATTCATTTTTTCTATTGAATTCTAATACACGATTTCTACTATCGATAATATCTGTTATTTCTTGTATTGAATATTCCCAAAATAAGACAGGAGTTATCCCTACATCAAGTGCAATAGGGTATAACTCCCCGATATATTCAGTCATAGTTTCTATTATTTTAGAACTTTGACTTTTTCCACTTTCTTCGCTTCTTTCGGAATAAAACCCGAGTCTTGCATTAATGGAATTAATACTTCCATTAATAGGTCCATTTGATCGTGTCCTTCATCTAGGTATTCGTCAAAAATATTCATTACATCATCAAATTTTAACCCATGTTGATATTTTGTAATAGCACCATGAAGTACATATAACATAGTTTTTAGAGGAGGTAACGGGAAGTCATCATTAAAATTAAAGATTTTAACAATATTTACCCCTAAATTCTCCTCAAGTTTACATACTGCTGATGTTGTTAATTTTAGTTTATATTCTTCTTTACCCACTTGCCAAGTTGTGTATGGTTTCTTTGTCATTTATGTTAATTTCCTTTCTTATCTTACATTACTACAGAAGCGTCTGCAAATACTAAATCTGACTGTAAAGCAACTTTAAGTGTAAACTCAATAACACCATTTACACCACCGCCACCAAGTTTTACTGAAACTTGACCGCTAAATGTTACTGTTGTTCCATCTGGGTATGTTTGTTTAAAGTTAAGAACTTTTTTAGCGTCCATAGCTTTACGTAATACTCTAAATGGTGAAGTTGCTGTTTTATTTTCATACTTGAATTTGTATTCTAATTCCCCAGCATCTCCAATTCCTAACTCATATTGTTTTACAGTATCAGCTAGTGTTGTATTCTCTACTTTCTCAGGTTCAACCCCAAGTTCAGGTACTTCTTTAAGCCCTGTTAGTAGTGTATAACCACTTGTTGTCTCACTATATTCTAATTTAATTCCATTTGCTAACATATTAGCCCTCCATTCTATATTGATATACTATATTTGTATCAGGATCATATATCCCTTCAAACCTCATTACTTTGTGCCTCAAATTGCTTGGGTCTGGCATATCTTGTGCCATTGTTCGTTTCAACCCTAATGAACTAAATACCTTATCTACTTCTACGGCAATGTTAGAAGTACTTTGCTTATCAAAAATATCAACCTTATAACGCAAATAAGTAGTCTCTTCTACTCCATTATCTAGCCATTCATGAGGTTTATTCTCCTCTTCTAAATAAATTACAACAGGGAATGTCTCCCAATCAGCTGGGTAAGTGTCCGTTACATTTGTCGCTATTTTTGACAACTCCTTATATATTAACGGTTTAACATTAATCATTTTATTATCTCCTTCAATTTTCTACTTAAATACTTTTCCATTTCAGTTAAAACCTTAGCTCTATTGTTCTTCAACGCTGGGTACATAAACGGTTGTGCCGCTTGTCCTTCTGTCTTATAGAACTTACCAACAGGTGTGTCTATCGTGAAGAAATTATATGCTGATAAGTAACCCCCATCAACCATGCTTTCATGAAACCACCAAGGAGTATTTCTGTAAGATGGTCTAACATTTGGGCTTATACCACCGTGATTACTAGCCCCTACACTACCTGTACCGAACTCAACAAATACAGCTGATGGTTCGTTAGTGTATACAGAACCCTTCAAACCATCAACTTTTGTTCTTATGCTATTTCTAGTTCGTCCAGAATTAGTTGGCACTAATAATTTAGCTTCAGATTGAACTATTTTAGTTCCCCTACTGACTCCAGCTTTTATAACTTGTTCGCCTGCTGTTCCACCTATTCTATGTATCTTATTAATCAATCTACTTACATTCTGTATTTGGGTCAAAGTTTCTTTAACTCCACTAGTTTATGAAATGTATAATTCTTAATAGATACTACTTCATAGTTAGGTGTGTCGCTGTTGATACAAATTCCATCACGCTCATTTATTTCAGTAGTACGTTCTATCAGCATATTTAACATATAATTTAATTTTTCACCATATACTTGGGCTTGAATACGTCCTGAAGCTGGATATATTTCCGCATTAACAATATGCGAGTCTTCTTCATACCCCTTAAAACGCACCCCTTCATCATTAGTTTTAACTAAGTATTTAAATTTCTTGTAAGGTTTCAGTCTGTTCTTTTTCAAACGCACGACCCGAACACCTCGCTAACCTGTAAGAAGATAAAGTATTTTTGATATGTGAAGGTAAGCCATCACGATAAGTAATAGCTATCCCGCCTTCAGTTCTTGACGCTTCGCCCTCACTACCTTGTTTATTGAACATTTCTACCGCTATTTCTAACGCTATACGTTCTAATTCAGGAGTTAAAACTCTCCTGTTAGTTTCTGCTAATACTATATTATTAGCCCTTAGCAAAAGAAGAGAAAGGACTTTTACGTCGCTTTCTCCCGTCAACAATTCTAATTCATTAAGCATAGGATACCTCCTATTCTACCGTCACTTCTGCTTCACTAGTCTTTTCATCTTCAGTCTTAGCTGAAGTAGTTTCTTCTGTTAATTCTTCAAGATATAAATCAAAACCGCCTTGTTGTTCTAACGTTTCTTTAATTTCTTCTAATCTTTTAGCTGTAACATCAAAAACTTCTCCAGCATGATAAGTCTGTGATGTTTTCGTGTCGAAAATTGGATTTTTTACTAAAAATTCCATATAAAAACCCCTCCTATAGTTCAGCTGTTACTGTAATTTTAACAACTTTTTTAGCATTTTGTAAGTAAACACCATAATGGCGGTCAGCTGTAATTACAGTAGTTTTATTAACGATATTTCTATCGAATTCTGTTAATACATCACGTTTTAATAATACTTTGAACGCTTTAGTGTCAACATCTTCATTTAAACTAGTTTGAATTAAAAATGCTTCGTTTTCTTGGCATTTTCTAGAACGTACAACTTGTGTACTTAACACTTCTCCGTATGTTCCACTTACCACTCTGTCAGCACCAACTTGAGTACCTGTTAACCATTCTTTAGCAGCGTTTAATCTTAGTTTAGAAGCTGCTTTAGGGTGACAAATTAAAACGTAAACATCGTCATTTTCACTTTCAAAGATATCTTGTGCATTAGATAAGTCTTCTACTTTAAAACCACTCTTAGTTGTGTATGTTTGAGTTGCTGTTTTAGCCGCCGCTAATACATCGTTATCGACTTTTTGGTCAATAGACTTAGCAATTTGTCTTACAGCTGTATTAATTGGATCTCCTAACCCTCCTAATACTGACTCATCAGTAAGTTCTACCCCTTTACCTGCTTTTTTAATTGTCATTTCAGTTGATTTTTTACCTAATTTAGCAAGTGGAATTGCTGTTCCCTCTGCCACGTCTTCAGCATCCCCAATGTAATTCCATTGTGGTACTGTTAATTTTGTCCCAGGTTGTCCTACTAATGTTGTATCTACCTCTGCTAATGGAGAAAATACAATTGATTTACCTACTGTTTCATTTAACATCTCTGCTACTACTTGCGGATCAAATAAATCCGCTATCATTGTTACATTTGCCATATTATTTATTATCCTTTCATTAATCTATTATATTCATCTGGATTTTTTGTTTTAAAATCTAATCTTTCTTGATATTTCATTTTTGTTAACACTTCTTTCGTAATACCATTTAAATTTTGAGGAGCTTTAGTTAGTGGTTGAGTACCTTTTAATTTATCAGCAATACCTTTTTGAACTGCTTGTTCCCACTGTTTGCCAATCGCCTCAATTGAAGCTTTAACCGTGTCAGCGTCCGTTAAATCAATAACCCCAGCTAAATCAACAGGTAAACCACGTTCGTTTAAAATTGACTTAGCTTCTGCCATTAGTTCACGTCTTGCTATTTCTTGCTCACGTTTATCAAGTTCAGCTTGTCGTTTATCTTGATTATATTTTGTTTTTTCATCTGCATTCATAGATTTAAGTTTCTTAGCTTCACTTTGTTCAGCTTCTTGTTCTTTTTTCCATTTGGCAAACTTCTTATTAATAATCTCGTCTACTTCAGCGTCACTATATTTCTTGTCGTTGGGTTGTTCTTTAGTTGGTTCAGCTGTTACCTTCTCTTCTTCAACCGTCTCGACATTATTTAATTCTTGATCCATATTTGAACCTCCTATTTTTTAAGTCGTCCCCGACTATTATTCCATGAAGTTTATTGCCATTAATGCTTGGGCATAATAAAAAGACAGTTTAACGTCATATCTAGGACGAAAATGGAAAAAATGATGTATTTTTCCATTTTGATATTAGTTATTTAATTGAAAATGGAAAGTAAGCGGTTTATTTCCATTTTGGCTCAACATACTGATTATACCACTCGTTATAACTCATATCCCCTGGTATAATTATATTTTTACCCGTTCTTGGATCTCTAGCCCTTCTAGATAATTCTGATAAATTATCAGTATCAAGTACTGGTATTGTCGTTGACCTACAGAACGGATGTAACGGTGGGAAATTAACTCCGGCTTGTCTTTTAGACACCTCATATATTTTATGGTCGTGTTCCCGACAAATATGAGATGTTCTAATATCCAATACAGCCACAAACCTATATTTATCTATATCAGCTTCAACATAGCTTAAAGCCTCCATTTCATTATTAATATACGCTGTTTCCGTCCTTACTAATCGCTTAGACTTAAACTCCCCAACATTAAACCTATTAGATATCTCATCAATTACTAGTTTCTCGCTCTTACCAGTAAGTACAGCTTGTGTTACTTCATCTTTTAATGTGTTTGATAATTCTGTTGCATTATCCCACACTCTATCTTTATAATTCTTATTATTCCATGGTACAGCTAATAGCTTTTCAACTAGCTCTTCATCCAACTCATTAAAGCTAAACCCTATACCAGTTTGTGTTTGTATTTGATGTATGCTGCCATAATACGCATGTTTTGCAACTTCCTTATATAGGTCTGTTGTCTTTCTTAACTCATTTCTAGCAATATATCTCTGTACATTGTCAATCTCATCTAATAGCTTTTGAAGTCTGTTAATACGGGAAACATAAGCCGCACTACTCAACATTTCAATAGTTTGTTTAATTTTAGGAGTGCTTGGTAATAAACTTAAAGCTGGAATTAGCTTTTTGTTCTTTGCTCTCATAATTTTAATAACCTGTTCAGCTTCCATTTTAGAAAGCCCGTATTCAGCTTGAAATTTATTAAATATACCCTTAATACTCTTTTCAATATGCTTTCTAGAGTGATTATATACCTTCGATATTTCATCAAACGTAACATCAGCCCTTGCAATTTGTGAGTGTATCATTTCAGCCTTTCTATGTTCCCAGTACTCGTTGTTCTTCTTGTTCATCTACTTCATCACCTACTGGCGTATTATGTATATGTTCTCCACCTGTTAATAATAATTGATTTTGTACTATATTCTCTTGTTTCTCTTCGTTTACTTTCTCTATTTCACTCATAGGATTTTCAACGAAAGGAATTTGACTCAATAAAGTTTCTTGACTTACTTTACCGTCTAAATTACTCACTATTTGAGATATTTCTAACAAGTTCTTAGGTAAACTACGGCTAAAATGAGGTATTATGCTGTTAGCGTCAATTGCTATTTGTGTTAGCCCTAAATAATTAGCAAATAATTTAATTCGTTTCTTTAAGCCTTTAACATAATATCTTTGCTTAATTTTAGTTATCATTTCTAAACCTAACAACTTAAACTCCATTGCAACACCTGAACTATTCCCAGCGAAATTCTCATCAGTTAAGTTAGGTATATGGCTAAAAGTGTATATATCTTGCTTAACAGCGTTTCTTAGCGTTTCTACTTCATTCTCATTTAATGTTTTACTTAAATATTCTGCTCGTGCTTCAGGGTGTAATTCTAGTAGTTTATGTTCTGCTAAAGACTCCATAGCTTTTATAGATTCTTCTTCATCATCTCCAAGCCTTGCACCGTATAGAACTAATATACTATCAATAAATTGTTCTTTATCATTAATTCTATTAGCCGTTAATGAATTATAACTATCAATCAGTCCTATTTGCTGTTCAAAGTCGCCTATTGAATATTTATTGTTTTTGTATTCGATAATAGGAATATCACCCATATTATGAGGTATAGGGTTATCAGAAATAACACCTTTTTCTTTACCTTCTAAAACTATAGAATAAATAAACTGCTTAGTCATAATAACAGCTTGATATGTTTCAGTATCAGTCTTATTTTCTTTTCGTTTAAAGTAATAAACCCCAAACAATGGTTGTTGTTCAATACTATCATCATAAACTATAAATGTATTTTCAACCTCAAGGCTTTTTATATCTAGAATATTTTCATTTTCTCTAGCGTATACATATTCATAAGCAACACCGTAAATAGCCATATCTAACGCATTATCGTGGTCTGATTCATCTACCTCAGCATTGTCAAACGCTATTAACAATTCATCAATATCAGTATCTTCTGAATTGCTATAAGATATTGTATTCCCCATAAAATAACCTGTTGAAGTATCAGCTATATCTTTAGCATGATTACACACGGGTTTATAATTAGGTTTATTTTTAGAACGCTGTTTACTTAATATATCATGTTCACCTAAATAATATTTCTTAAGCTTCTTAAATCGTGGTAGCTGTTTCTCATGCTCTCTTATGAGTTTAACCACTAACTCTTTCTTAATGTTCTTTTCATCAAATTCAATTCTAGGATAAGTTAATAATTGCATTTATACTCCTTTCTAAAGTCCTAAACGAGCTTTATTTAATACTTTAGCCGTTTGTCTGTTCATATAACTATATACAGCATATCTTAATGAGTCTAACACATCATCAAATTGCTTAATGGTATCCCCTGTCTTATCATCCCATATATAGTTATAAATTTCTTCTTTAAATCTTTTAACGTTAGAATTAATAAAAAGGCTATCCTTTTTGAATAACCTTGCTACTTGTTCTATTCCTGCTAATCTTTCTTTATTCGCATTAACTGAATTAAGTCTTTCTCGATAAAATCTGTCTACGTGTTCAGGTCTAGCACTATCACAATAAAAAGTAATGTTTCCATGTCTTGCTTTTATATCTTTAGCAATTTCAACCCAATCATCTATTTCCTTAAATTGATAAGCGTGTTCTTCTAGCAAATAAAATTTACCGTCAGTACTTTCACCAATTACAACAATTGATCCGTAGTGACTATATCCCCAGTCAACTCCAGCAAATTTCTTCTTAAATGTTATATTTGAATAATCATCAAAATAATGTTTATTTCTGTCAAAGTCGCTATATACAATACCTTCACCAGTTACCCACAAACCTTCTATATCTCTATCATAAAACATACCAGATGGCGTTGATTCCTTGATATTCTTAATATACCGTTCGGATAAAAATGTATTATCATCTAATCTAAAATGATACGATATAATATTTTCGCTTTCACTATCAATATATTCTTTCTTTAGCCAATGTTCCGGATTATCCGGGTTGGTATCAAATACTATCCTTGCCCCATCTCCTGAACAACGTGAGATAATCTCCTTAAATACCGTTTCATTTGCTAGTGAAGCCTCGTTAATATACGCCCCAAAAGACGTCATACCACGAATACCCCCAAGCCCCGCAATAGTCCCTGTAAAAGCCTGTACAACCTTAACACCGAATAATGTGAATGAATTGTGTTTATCAAATTTAATATCTAATTGATATCTATTGTATATTTCCTGTAAGATGTTATTTTGAATTGTCTTGCTCGATACTCCAGCTAAAATATACATAGGCTCTTTAATGTTTAACTTATCAGCTATCATTCTAACACGCCTTAATTCACGTAAGAATATATCATTATTAATAACTGTCTTACCCGTTCTTTTAGCTCCATGAAGTCCTAATATAAAAAAATCACTAGTATTAGTTCGCTTTAATATTTCAATCTGTTTAGGTGTATATAATTTATTTAGATCCATTAATTTCACCATCCACAATATCAAATAGTTCAGCTATCTTGTCTTCTTGACTAGTACTTGTTTTTAATTCAGCTTCAGCGGCTTTAGCTTGTTGATTAATAAGTTTAGTTCTTGCTCGCTGTTCAGCTATATCATACTTATCTTTAGCGTTTGTCACTTTTGTTATTGCTTCAAAGGCTCTCACATTTCCTCCTGCCGCTTGCTGAAACATTTGAAAAGCTAATAGCATTTCATTTGTTGGTTCGAGTCCTAATGTTTCAAGTGTATCTTTTGCTTTGTCGCTAGATACATCAGCAGCAAGTATTATTTCCATAGCCTTCTTTAAATCAGCTTTCTTTTTTCTCGCTTTACCACTTGCTTTGCCACCTTGAGATGCGATTTTAGAACGTTCAGCAGGAGTACGAGTATTAATAGGTTTTAAATTCTCTAAGCTCTTTTTACGCCCCAAAATCAATCACCTCTTTCACTAATATTGATTATATCTTTTAGACCTTATCTTTTTATTTTTTCTTCTTAATTCTCTTGAAAATCTTTCTGCACCTAATCTGCGTCGTGTTGCTTGTTTTAACCTCTTTTATCTTTCAACACTTAATTTATTTAAATTAATACCCATTTTATAGCTGTTAGTCTTTTTAACAGCAATTACTCCTTTCAAGGCATAAAAAAAGACACCTATAAAAATAGATGTCTGATAAACGTAATAGCCAGGATTTCAACCTGAGCCTCCTCCATCAAGGCGTACTCACTCTATACTACTCCTTACGTTTACCCTTATTATACCATACTATCTCCTATCTTTCCACTCTTTCCACGCCTTATCTATGAATTTAATAAGTTTTTTTTCTTTTGTATTAAGTTTTGTGCCACCTTTTTTAGATACTTCATACTCTGAATGATAATAACCGTGATGTACGTGTGGTTTCATCCCTTCATGCAAATGATCCAAATCTATTTGTTTATTCCTTTTATTTTTCTTATCAAAATAAACTGCGTTTTTCAATTCGTTTTTATTCTTATCTACTAACACATAAACACGCCCTCGCGTCATGGTTTCCATAGGTGCCTTTTGCGAACCTTTACCATTCATACTTATAAATTTAATATTACTAACTTTAAACAACGTCTTATACTCCGTTCCATATTTCTTACCTTGCTTACTAATTCCAGCGCTTGCACCTCTACCGCCCATTATGAAGCACCTTCTTTCATACGTTCAGTAACTGCATTTTCTACGTATATTACTTCTACGTCACCATAATCAAATTCTATCTTACCACCATATACAATTAATCGCATAGGTTGAAGTCTTTTTAACATCTCTTTAACTCCAGCTTGCCATATTTGCATAGCGTTACTATCTCTTTTAACGCCTATAGTTGAGATAGACAATGTTGCAAATTTAGGTAAACCATCAAAACAGAAGTTAAAACTATTTTCATCAGCCCATGTTACTGTTGGAATTACTGTAAGCCCGCTATCTTGCATTATTTGACCAATTAAACGACTTCTATATACGTTCCATACCATCATAGCAACCGGCATATCTAGATACAAGCTAAAGTCAGGAGTAAGCACACAATCAAATTGTTTTAGCTTATCAATGTAATACTCCGGACGTTGCCAAATTCTCTCAAATTGATAATCATCTAAATAAAAGTGTACACCCTTACTATAATCCGGCTTATTTAATACATAATTAAAGCCCTGTAAATCATTTACTGTATGGTTAACTGCCGTTAACGTTGGCATTTGATAGAAACCACTCACTCGTGTTTCATCATAATCAAATAGATTATACTGCTCAATTGTCGTGTCTCTATGATGCTCCTTTTCTTCCTCTTCCTCAACAATTTCATTATCAGTATTATCAACACTTAACTCAATAGGTTCAAATTCTAAACCAAATTTAGTCATATCTAATTCAATATTGTTTATTTCAAGGTTTAAAATCTCATTGTCAAACCCGGTCACAAGGTTAGTTGAGTTTGTCGCTAATATATACCCTCTCTTCTCTTCATCAGTAAGATGTGACAATCGAACATAAGGCACTTCATCAAGACCTAACAGCTTAGCAGCTTCATAACGACCGTGACCAGATAAAATCATGTTATTTTCATCAATTTCAATTGGATCATTAAAGCCAAACTCCTCAATTGAATTAGCAATCTGTCTTATCTGTTTTTTAGTATGAATTTTAGCGTTATTCTTATATTCAATTAGTTCTGATACTTTAATTTTTTCTTTGTTCAATCATTGTTCACATCCTTTCTTGACAAAATAAAAAAGACAGTCGTTAAACTGTCTAGGGAGTAAATATGATAAGTGATTTTAGGTAGAGATATAATTCAAAAAATAAAAGTTTGGTATCCACATCAGCTTTGTAAAAAATTTAAAATTAACAGTTCTAGGAGTCCCCTACCTAAAATCTTATAATACTATTATAGCACTTACCTACTTACTTTTGTTTATCTCTTTTTACTTTGTTTTATCTTTTTTTACTTTTTGAAAAAACTTGTCAATTTTAACAGCTTTTAACGCTTCAGAATGTTTCCTATTTCTCGTATTAGCTTCAATCTTTAATATCTCATCTATTTCTAACCAATCTTTGCAATCAAAATATCGATATTGCAATAATAATCTATATTGCAAATCTTCAACGTTTTTAATACAATCAAATATTTCTCTTTCTGTCTTAACAAGCTCTACTGTATTATCAATGATTTCACGTTCTAAATTATCGATTTCATAAATTAAATTATCCCAACTATATTTGTTGCCTCCCTTGACTTGCTCTTTTGCGTAATCAATAGGTTTAATGTTATGTTTTAACATAGCACGTCTATCTTTAATTTTTTCTTCGTTAGAAGCTATTAAACGTTTAATGTACCATAATTTTGATAAAAATTTCTTTTTCTGATTTGTTTGTCTATTTAACACCATTACTTCCTCCAGTTAATATATCTCTTCAAAACGACAACCATAAACACCATTACAGATATTAGTGAAATACTGAATAATATACCAATGATGTATAGTAGGATATCGATTATAAACATTGATTTTAATTCCATCATAAAAGTATCTCTCCTACATAAATGTACGCTGTGTAATAAACGGTATGATGTGTCCACGTCCCCCCACCTACTAGGTAAGATTCTTTTGTTTGTGCGCTTCTACCACTTTCCATAATTTTTATATCTACAATATATTCACCATTATTTAATTCATTTTTGATAAAATCGTTAATTTCACTTCCTAATTTCATACTCTCACTCGTTATCGTTACTACTCTTTTAATCATTTTTTACCCTCCATTAAATATCAAATTCAAAATCTGAATAATCAGCTTTATAAATTCCACCACATTCAAACAAATAATCGGTTGCTATTTCTATTAAATCTTCTTCTGAAAATTCATCTATATCAAAATCTTCATACATCGGAACATCAAATTTTACTTTCATTTCAACGTTTAAATATCTTTGTTCATTCATCTTTTAGTCCTCCTCAATTCTCTTATAAGCTATATGCTCAACTTCACTCATATCGATTTCATTATCTCCAATCATGCAAACATCGCTTGAAAATAAATCTTCTTTTTCTCCTGTAAACATTTTGTAAACTTCAGTTAATTCTTCTTCTGTTACATCTGCTTCTACTGTTTCACCATTGTGAAGATATAAACGTAATATAATTTTGTCGTGTTCACTCATTTTTAGTCCTCCTCAATTCTCTTACTGGTAATTCCATCCAGTAAATAACATCGTTTTTCACATCTTCTCGATAATATCTTAAAAGTACATCTAACCACAAATTTACTCGTATATCGTTATCAAGCCAATTAGTATAATCATAAATTACTACTATACGTGTATACAGATCATTTGGTATTTCGCCGTCCCATATTAAATCATCTTCTAATAAGTCTTTATCAGCAGCTAACTCTTCATCAGTCACTTTACGTAAATATGCTTTATTCCATTTCATCTTTACACTTCCAATAAATCCTTGTTTTCGTAAATGTTACCAATTACTTCAATCTTCGCTACACATTTCAAATTTTTCATTTTAAAACTCCAACCTTTCATCAATATCATATACTTTACCGTTGCTAATTTCTTCTAACGTTTTAAAATATAACGTTCTCAACTCAATACAACGTTGCTCATCTTTAATTTCAGGAAAACTAATACTCATTTCTAAGTCATTTGCTAGTCCTTGTAATTCACCAATGTAATAATTAATAAAACTGTGTGCTTCAAATAGATTACTTACTGTGATATCTTTCTTTATGATTATTTGTTTCATTAATTCATCAGTTGATGTAAGGTTTATATATATGCTTTTCACCATTTTTTCAACATATATTTTAAAATACTTGTTTTTATCTGTACTTCTGTAATAATTAATAACAAAAGTCCGTTTATCTATTTCTTCAGCATTATCACTATACATAAATATATTTTTCAACATTTCAAATTCTTTATTTATTCTATTAATTTTATAAGTTGTTAATGCTTCTAATTCCGTTCTATAATCGTAATCGTACGCTATACTATTTTTCACTTCCATTATCCGTAAATCTCCTTCAACTGTTTAAATTCTTGCAATTCTCTTATTCTTTCTTTTTGCTCCTGTATCTTACGTTCTTTAACAATATTTGACCTTGCGAGCTGTTCTAGATTATTACTGGCTGTGAATATCCCTAACCACAATCCGAACGTAAATACGACCGTTAAAACGACTAATATAAGCAAAATTTTATTTAACTTATCTAGATTAAATTTATTCATTGCTATTCCCTTATCTGAAAAAAATGTTGTAAAGAATATAAGCTAGAAAGCAACAATTAATTACTAATTGTCTAGCTCTATGATTGACTAAATCTCTTAATACAGTTAATATTGCTTGTTCATTCAGAACATTGTCAACTTGTAATTTTAATACTTTCATTTCCAATTCTTTAATTCTCTTTTCATCCATTTTTTAATCTCCTATTTGTTCAATCCATCTGTTTTTTTCGTTTGTTCAGCTTTTTTCTCTTCTTGCACTTTTAATTGTTCTTCCAATCTAACATTTTTTATTCTCAATTCTATGGCTTCTTGTTTTTCTTTTTCTCTACGTTCTTCATAGTCTTTTAGATCAATAAATAGTGCTACAAAATAAGCACCTACTAAAATTATCATTCCTGCTATAGCTAGTTTTTCTAACATCTGTTAACCTCCTATATCTTTTGCTGTACAATTTAAAGCTTTTGCTAGTTTTCGCAAAGTTTTAAATCTAGGATTTTTAAATTCTCCTGTTCTGATTAATCTAATAGTGTTGAAATGTACTCCAGATTTTTCATACAGTTCTTGATCTGTTATTTTTTGGTTATCCATTATTGTCTGAAGTTTATTCATTTCTACTTACCTTCTTTAACTTTTCTAATTCTAGCTTTCAAGCTTTGTAATATTTCCTCTTGAACATCCGCCTTACTATCTAAGGCCCTCATTACATCTTCATCTCTCGTATCTTGCGTTACTAAGTGATGAATAATTACTTTTTCTTTTTGGCCTTGTCTGTGCAGTCGCTTGTTAGCTTGTTGGTAATGTTCTAAATTCCATGTTAAACCGAACCAACACACATGATTTCCACCTTCTTGCAAATTAAGTCCATAAGCAGCACTTGCTGGATGTGTCAATAGAATATCTATTTTTCTATCATTCCAATCATCTTCATCTTGTGTAGTTTTCAATTCTCTAACTACTAAATCGCTTTTTTCTAACGCTTTCTTAATTCGTTCTTTATCATGTTGAAAGTTGTAAAATACCAAAAGACTTCGCCCTTGTAAACTTTCTACCAACTCAAGAAATGAATCTATTTTTGCGTTATGCACCTCTGTATAAATTCCTGAATTATCATATACAGCCCCATTACTTATTTGTAATAGTTTATTTGATAATGCTGCTGCATTTACCGCTGTTATATCCTCTTCTGATTCTTCTAGCTCCAGGACAAAATCACGTTCCATTTTGTCGTAGTCTTTTCTAGCTTTATCATTTAACACAACAGGTATCTCATTGTATGATAAATCTGGAAGTTCTAAATAGTCCTCAGATTTCATACTTATGCAAATATCTGATATTTTATTTATGATGTGATCATAAACTCCTTCTTTTACTTTATAATCAAAAATTTGACTTCTATTTCTCTTATTCGGCTCCATATATCTATTTCTAAAATGAGTGATATATTTCTCTAATCTTTCACCTTGATCTAGTAAATATATTTGGGCCCACAAGTCCTCCACACCATTTGGACTAGGAGTTCCTGTTAACTCAATCAACCTATTAATCTTAGGGAGTACCATTTTCAAAGCTTTAAACCTCTTACTTTGACTGTTTTTAAAACTACTACTTTCATCAATCACAACTGTATCGAAATACCAATCATTTCTTAGATAATCGACTAACCAGGGAATATTTTCACGGTTGATAATATATAAATCTGCATTTACACTTAATGCTTTAATTCTCTTTTGCTGACTTCCTAATACTAGACTTACTCTAAAATCTTTTGTGTGATTCCACTTATCTTTTTCTTTCGACCATGTTCCCTCGGCCACTTTCTTCGGTGCAATAATCAACACTTTATTAATTTGAAATCTATTGTATTTTAATTCCTTAATTGCTGTTAATGTTGACACTGTCTTACCTAATCCCATATCAAGAAATAGTCCACATTTTGGAACATTGATCACATGATTAATTGCTGTTAATTGATATTTATGTGGAATAAACTCTCTCACGATATCAACTCCTCTACTAACTTATCTACCTCTTCTTTATTTTTTACCTTGTAAACTTTCTGGCCTAATCTATTAAAATCACTCTCTACTAATTTTTGCCTTGCTGAATATCGGCCACCAACAGGCCTTTTTAATTCTACAAAAGCCACAGGTTTATTTTTTAAAATAATAATCCTATCTGGCACACCTGAATATCCAGGAGATTCAAATTTTAAACATAGGCCCTTTTTATCTTTAATTTTTTTTACTAAATATTTTTCAATTTGCTTTTCTGTTATTTCCACTTGTCAAAATCATCTCTCAATTTTAAAATTTTTAATTTGTAACTTGTAACTTTATTTTCCCTATATAGTATATAAAACATAGATATTATAGATATTATAGATTTATATAATCCTATATTTTCTATAATTCCTTTATTTTTATAATATATATAGGTTTTAAAGTTACAAATTAATATATAAAATACTTATTAGAGTTATTATATCAACGTTTATAAGGTGTAACTTTAGGTGTAACTTTCTACTTTTAAAGTTACATTAGGTTTGTTAAACCGTTGATATAATAAGGTTTTATATTTTTCCAAAGTTACACCAAAGTTACAATTTGATTTTTGATTTGTAACTTTCTTTTCCCAAAGTTACATTCAAAGTTACACCCTTTTAAATCCTTTTTGTGGGCCGTAATTTCCAAAACGTGTTGCTTTTTCATCCTTAACCCACCCAACAATATTACTAATTATTTGATTTATTTCTTTTGCATCAGTTCTTTTCATAAATCGTAAATCACATTTTAAACATTCCTCATATACTTCAACAGCACACACTTTTTGTCTAAATACCATCTGATTTCCTTTATCAAAATCACCAGATAAAATATTTAATCTTGAACTTTTATCAAGTGAATACCAGTTTTCAGTAATAGGTTTATCAAGATAATCACGAATTAAACCTTCTTTTGCGTTAGATTCTTTATGATGTTCCCGTGCCACATTGGCCAACTCTTCGGCCTCCTTACTAAGTTGCAAGCTTTCACCCATTAGAAATAATGCGTAAGCCTCGGCCCACACCTGGTCAACCTCTTTTGGCAAATCATCCCAAACGCTTTTTTTAATCTCACCTACACATATATCTATTGGCCAAAAACGTCTATTTCCAGTTGGATCTTTTAAAAATTCATCATCATTTGAAGTTCCATAGAAAACACATCTTCTAGGATATTTACTTGTGCGTCTACCGTAAGCTTCCCTGTATATATCTTCTCTTTTACTCAAGAACTGTTTAATTGCATTCGTATCATGCCTATTCATAGCAGTAAGTTCTCCTACCTCTACAATCCAGCTTCCCTGGATAAGTTCAGAAGCTTCTTTACCTTCAAAAGTTTGTAAGCTGTCGTTAAACCATTCTTTTCCTAAGATAGAAAAGAAAGTACTCTTACCAACTCCTTGTGGCCCAGCTAAAATTGTCATTACATCGAATTTAACTCCACCAATAATGGCCCTGGCCACCGCAGCTACTAAACTTTTTCGAATAGCTTCTCTAGAAAATACATTATCGGCTGCACCAAAATAATCAATAAGTAGATTATCTATCCTAGGTACTCCGTCCCACTGTAATGATGTTAGATATCTTTCAACATAATTTATCCTATTTCCATCACTTACTATTAATAGGGCCTTGTCTTGCTTATCCTGGCCCGTTATTTTATAAACTGTTTCTAAGTATCTAGAAAAGGAAGCATCGTCAACTTCAGACCAATCTCTATGATCTTTATTTGGATCATAATGTTTATCCCAAGGAAGTTGGCCAAAGACTAATCCTCTGTTACTAAAAATATCAATAGCAATTTTATCTTTTAAGTTTGGATCATTTTCTAAAATTAAAACTATATTATTAATAGTCTTTTGAATTTTACCTTCTTCGCTTCTTTCAAGTTGAGAAAGCCAGTTTAATTCATCTTCAGTATTTTCTTCATCATTACTTACGATTTTAAAAACATCCTTAGCGTTGGCCACCATTTCACTATTCATCAAAGCTGCTACATTAGCATCTTCAAGAGCTAGTTTTTTCATGGCCATGTAAGATGGATATTTGCTTACAGGTGTTCCGTCTTTCACGTTCTCATCAAGGTTGCTAAACTTGTGTATTCTTATTAGGTCAAAAGCATTAACAAGTTGGCCACAACATGGATCAGTTGCGTGATGTGAATATAAGAATTTATTATCATAAAGTACAGCTCCACCAGAAGTACTACCACCAGTGAAAGTATATCTATCAGGAGTGGCCGTTGCTTCGTATAAAGCAGGGATAAAAGTTTGGATGGCCGTTGTGATATCATAAACTTTACAAAACGAACCAACTAATCCATTTTTAGTTAATGGATCTTGTTGTCGGGCCAAAAGTTGTTTTTGTTTAGTGTCTTGACCAGGGACGTGTGGCCACGTTGAAATGTCAGTCCAGTCAGCATACATATTAAGAACGCCAACTCGGCTACAAAATTGGCCGGGATAAAACTGGAATATGTACTCACTATCCACAGAGCAAGATGGATAGTACATAAATCTGTTAACTTCAAAAGTAGTTGGATCACAATTTTCAATCCCTAACAAGCTACCTAATTTTCTAGCTATTGGCTCGTACTCATCAGGAGTACAGCTTTCATCAAGTGGAATAAGCACCCTAAGTCTAGGTGTATAATTACTGTGTTTTCTCGTAGAATAAACAACAGAAGTACACCCAAGCGAACCTACTCTTTTTAAAATATCGTCCGTCATATTAGGTTGAATATTATCTAAATCTAAACAGACAACATCACGGCTGATTATATTCGTTGCTTTTCTTCGGCCATCTAAAAGCTTAGCACCTGTGAAGCCCCCAACATCTTTTAGATTATCTTGATCAGATTTTTTCATCTTGAGAAATTCATCATATTTCTCTTGTGTTCTAACTGGAGATTTTAAAGTTTCAACAAAGTCAAGCCAACTAACATCTGTATTTTGCCAAATAGTTGCTTTTCTGTGATTTGCTTTAGCAATTCCTAATAATCTATTTGCTTGCAC